TTGTATCATTCTTCAACTCCGAAATGTTGTTTAATCTTGCTACCGATATTATAATCGGTCCCTTCGTTTAGTTCCATATGCTCACACGCAATATTAGCACATTCCCTAACAATCAACTCTGCGAACTTTTTACGGAAAATAAATTCCCATTCATCTAAGTCAGTTGTTTCTCGACTAGCATATTGACTAGCCTGGTCTTCAAGTTCTCGAATTCGTTCGTTCATTTGTATTCCTTCACCAAGCGATCCATTTCGCGGTCAAACCCAACAATGGCCCAGGCCTTGGCCTTGAGGCTCTTACGAAGAGCACGTTCACGTTCTGCTTCACCGTCTGCTGTACGGGCAAAGTCTGCCCAGGCATCACTGGCTCTGAAATCACCATCGACCCAACCCAGAGCAATGGAGTACATTGATAGCAGTTTCATTTCTGGTTTCATTCTTGTTCCTTAAATTAACGAACGGACAAACGCTTGAACACTGCCATGATCTCAGGCTTGTTCATCAGCTTGTCGAATGCTTCCTGTGGGTTGTAGAACTCACCAGTCTTACGGTCCTGAACCATAGGTGCGTTGAGCTTGTGAATGTTATCGCTAACATACTGGTCAGTCCACTCTTTGAACGATTTAGTGTCTTTGCTCATTGTGTGCTCCTGTTCAACATGTATGTATTATAACGCCGAATCAAAGACCTGTCAACCTCTAGGGTTATTCAGCTTGTTCAGTGCTTCGAGGTGCTCAGCCTTGCTCAGTTCCAACTCATAGATCATGTGGATCAAGTAGAGCATCATGATCACTGCGGCTCCGATGCCAATGTAGGGCAAGGGCACGAAGATCAATAAGGTGCTGGTTAGGGTACCAGCCAGTACAGCCACACCGAATACCTTGGCCATGTTGCGAATTGCGGTTTGTTTGGGAGTCATCATATTTCCTTTGTGTCTATGTATGTATTATAGCAAAACGGTTTAACCGTTTTGCTTGACCCGCACATCAGTATTCAGTGCAGGCATGTACTGAGCAATCAGCTGTCGTTCCAACTTATGTGCAACTTCTTTGCCACGCACAATGTCAACTATGGTTGACACTATGCTATCAGTACCGGCATTACGAATTGCTTCGTACAAAGCCCAGCTCTTGTCTTCAGTGCGGCTGCGATAGATGTGCTTGTTTACACGGCTACGCAGGCTCATCAACACAGTACGCTGAGTCTTGGCAGTGATACCAATGTAAGTCTCGAACCCGATATGCAAAGCATATACAATATGAGTGCGATCAACACGCTTTTTACGAGTGGCTTTTTTTGCTTCCATACATGTATTATAGCCGATTTGACGATTTTGGTCAACCGTTTTGCCGGGTAAAAAAGCCTACTTTTTTGTGGCGTTTTTACAACAAATTTAGTGTGAGTTTCTCACAACATATAATATTATCAATTATTATTGAGTATAATTCTCGAGAAACTGATTTAAATCCCCATAAAGATTAGCTAAAAATGCTTCTTTTGATCCGTAGAATTTAATGCTGGGATTTTTTCTATCTATATTAAGATAATATGGATCTTGTAATCGTTGATCCAATTGTACTAATAGTTTGGGACGTATTTGTTCAGGTCGAATATCAAAATTATAATGCTCGATATTCATTCGTTGCATTGCAATATAACCATGAGCACTGAGACGCATACCTGCACCTTGACGAGAATTTCGCCACCATGTTTGCATGGCCCAATCTAATCCTGGACGCTGAGATTCAGGAAACTGCCTGATCAGTGCTTCAGTAATGGCTTGTTTATTTCGCATTGGGGTATATTTTATCCCCTTGTTTGAGCAATACTACAGAAAACTTATCAGTGCGAAACTGAATGTTTAGTTTTCTAGCCAAATTGATTGCATGTCCTTTATTTGAAAAAGATACTTTTTTATACTTGGGACCTGGATACTGAGTGAGTAAATTTGAAGTCTTGAGATTGATTGGTCGATTATCAAAGAACACTGCCCAGATACCTTCGCTGGCCAATACCTGTTCAGTTTTATAGGTCTGCTTGTTGGTGTTCTCTATTAACACTGATGGTTTGGGGCGGCTCATCCATTATACTCCTACATTTATTTATGCAAAAATGTAGGAGTATTTAGAAGTCTTTCCCGCCCAGTTCCACAGTAATAACTTGTTCTTTTTGTGCAGTCAACAGCTGAGTTTGCAGTTCTGTTATGGCCAACAACATCTTGGTTATGTCAGCATGCAAGTCCTTGGCATCTCGAATTGGCATCATGAATTCACGTTGTCCACGTGCTTCATGTGCCTTTACTGAATCAATGAATCGATTAATGTGTATACTCATTTTTTAATACCATAAAAATATAAATCTTGAAGTTCCCAATTTACTGTTCTAAAATTCCATTCATTGAAATGAAGATTAAAATCAATCTTGCTGGTAAAATCTTCGGCAGTTAAATTTTTGTAGTATTCCCATCCGATACTGGTAGTTAACGAGTGCGTGGGCGATGTTCTTGATGTACCGTGTTCTTCACGGCCAGTAGTGGCACAAGTGAATATCACTATCCCATTATGTTTGCACATTCTTATCATGTTGATGAATGTTTCTAACCAATAAGGATTGTGCTCAAAACATTCTGCAGAAATTACCACATCAAAATGATTTGATGGACCATCAAACTCCTGCCCGCCTACAACTATATCTACTCCGTTACCAGGAGCAACATCTAATCCAATGTGCTGCGATGTATTTTGAATTATAGATCGAATTGACCCATTTACATCATAGCTTCCTACTTCTAAAAGTTTTGGAAATTTAAAGAAATCAGGAAATCGATCTCTAATTTCCTCAACGAATTTTTGTTGTAATGAATGCGACATAATTATCAGGAGAACTTGTTAAAAGCACCCTTCTTTTTCAAGAATGGTTTCAAGTTTGGTGGTTCCCATCCTTGTGGTTTGAGTACTTTACCATCTTCACGCTTGCGCACCTTGCCTGTTCCTTTATCGATCTTGGCAAAGTTAGTAGCCATAACTTCTTTCCAAGCACCTTCGGCATCCCAACCTGCGCTGTGTATAGCACCAATTGTAACAACTAGGATATCAATAAGTGCATCTAGCGTTTCGATATCGTCGTCTGCATCTTTGAGCTCTTGGTATTCCTCATCGATTAGATCCATATACATATCGAACTGTGCTTGATCGCCTGTGACATTTTGGTCACAGGCTTTCATAAATTTTTCTTGGTCACGGAAGAGGTTTGACATTGGCTTCTTCTTTGGTATAAAATGGACCTTGATACGGATAACGTTCCAAGGTAATGAGTTTAGGGCTTTGTACAATGCACCAAGTTCGGCGTTGTTTGACCTGATACCAGCCAGCTGCAAACCACGAACGTGACTTGCGATTCTTGGTATACAATGGCAATTTATGTTGCACATCCCAGATGGGATTGTACACTCGAGATCCAGACGGATATCCTTGTACTTGATAGCTAGCAGGTTCCTGGTTAGGTTTGTTTCCTACTGCTGGAAATTCAATATCGACCTGTTTGCGGATCATTGCAATGGTCTTAAATGGCATGACCTTGTCATTAATACGCACTGCAAAGCCATCTCCTGTGGCTTCAATATTACCAATTTTTTTATTATCCTGTGTAAGGATGTAAAACTGATCCTTGATCACGGGTTTAGCTATGATGCTCATCTAGTGTTCCTTTATATGTTTCGTTGAGCCAACGAGCATATTGCTCTGCTGACTCGGATATCTTGTTGAGGTCGTATTTGCCACAGAACTTCATAAATCTCACACCAACTTGACCAATGTCTTTGTGGCTGATCTGTTCACGTATTGCACCGTCCACTTTGGCTTTGATATCTTCTGGCTGTGCAGTTAAATCAATCAACACACGATTGCGTTCGTAGTCGTCCTTTACACGATGCTCCTCACCGTTGTGATCAGACCATCTTTGTAACATGAGATTATTCCACGAATAGCCTTTACTGTTACGATCTTCAAATGCTTCTTGCAAGCCAACTTTGTTTTTGGTGCCTTTGGTTCGCACACCAGGATATGCACTAAAGACGTTGTCTGAGGTGTCGCCGCGCATACATTTTTCAAACAGCAACCATTCGGGATCAGGAATAGTTTTGTCTGTCTTGGTCTTTTTATCTTGCACACGTCGGCCCTTGGCATCAAATATACCAGTGATTGTGTGAAGCTCGTCAGTGATGCCATTATATTGGCTAACGTTGGGTGCCAGCAATTGTATAAAATCAGTGTCTGATGAAATGATATAGTGCTCGTCTTGCGGGTGCAAAGCTATCCAGCGAGCAATAACGTCGTCGGCTTCGGCTTCTGGATGTCGGATAACGCTACAATTAGTACCGTCAGCCAAATATTTAGTGAGACTATCGTAAGTCTCCCAAAACAATTTATCCTCTTCTTGTTCTGTGTCGGACAATGCGGCACGAGCCACAGCACGATTCTTCTTGTAAGGCGCATAAAAGTCCTTGCGCCATGAGCGACCTTCTAAACAGAACACCACGTGGTCTGCTTGAAATTGTTTGTGTACTTTGTTTACACTGCTCATCACAATATGTAAAGCATATCCTACTTTTTCCCATGCATCGGCAGCACGGAAAACAGAGTGTCGAGCACGAAAAAAAGTGTTAGCTGTATCAATCAAAAGATATCGCATTGGGATCCAATATATTGTTTTCTATACAGTATTGTAACACAAATTCAGCCCAAAAGCAATGAGCGTCTTTACCAAAATGCCAAGAGCCGGCGCTGACAGGTTCAAATTGATCACGCAGAATCTCATTGTAAGTGAATTCTGAATACGGTGCTATGTATGAATCTTTCCAATCCAGCTGGCGGGTAACACGGTCAAACGAATTGTTGCCGTTGAAAAACACATGTGGTATCTTCATAGCATCCAGTTCCTGATGCAGTTGCCAAATCTCTTGATGCCAGTATTGTTGACGCTGATTCCAATCCACATTAACTACAAAATGTCGATACTGATCTTGCAACTGTTCAGGAACCCAATCTAGTCCTGAGCTACCTACTTGCAAGTATTTGCCATTATGCATCCACTCTTCTCGTTCCCACGTGCTCCACTGTATGATTGCCACAGCTGATTCCCAAGGATGCAAACTTTGCATCCAAGCTCGCGTGGTGCGTAGAATTCTGTAGTTAGAAGCAGCAGATTCAGCATCACAAATTAGTTCAACACCTAACTTGTTGGCCAATTGTTGCCCCCAGCTTACAGCTAAGTTAGCAGGATGTGGTCGGCGTCCTAGTTCAGGATAGCCGTCGTCCTCAGCAAATGCAGCAGGTGACACTGCTTCGGCACCTGCTGTATGGCTGTCACCGTTCAC